AGTTCAGCAGGTCGACCATCTCCTGCTGCTGCGGCGTCAGCTGCTCGGCCGCGCCAGCGTCTGTCGGCACCGGCGCGGCCTCGCCCTGGCCAGCCGTCGCGGTCACGTCGGCAGGCGGGTTCTGCGAATACTCTCCGGGGCCGAGCGTGATGTCGCCGCCCTGCCCGATCTCCGGCATCACCTGGGCCAGCGGCACGGTCGCGATCTGGCCGTCGTCCAGGAACTGTATGTTCGGGTTGCCGCTGGCGTCGTAGCTGTGGACGACGCCGGCGACGATGCCGTCGGGTCCCTCAACGCCGGGGATCTGCACGGTCACCTTGGCGCCGGGCGGCGGCGCCCCCTGCGAAACCGCCTGCTGCGCGACCTGCCGCTGCGCTTCGCTCTCGCCGTGATCCAGCGACCGCTCCAACGGCCCCTTCACGCGACCTGGGAGATTGGCGCCGGCAGACAGCCCGGCGCCTTCAGGGGTCGGCGGCCCGCCGCCCGGACCACCGGCCGGCGATCCGCCGGCCGGAGGTGGTAGCCCACCCGCCGGCGGTGCGCCACTGCCGTCGTCGGCAGCCGGCGGCGGTGCGTCTGTCTCGTCGCGGCTGAACGCGCCTGCCGGGCCGCCCATGCCGACGCCCATCGCGCCGCCGGCCACGGCGCCGCCGAGCACTGCATTGGCGACGCCTTCGCTCAGTTTGCGGTTCGGGTCGACACCCTGCACGCCGACGTTGGTCGCAACCTGCTCGCCGCCGCTCTGGATGGTCTCCTCGAGCGTCTCGGCGGCACCTTCCTTGGCGGCGCCTTTGACCATGCGTCTGGCGAGGCCGCCCTTGATGCCCTTGGTGAAGATGTTGGCGAGCACCATGTCGCCGCGACCGCCGACCAGGCCGGTGGCGACACCGGCCATGATGCCGGCCTTCGCCGACTGGCTGTCGATGATCGATGCCTTGGCTTCCTCCGGCGACACGCCTTGCTTGATCATCGCCTGGTAGGACTCGCTGGCGTCCCAGACGCTCTGCGGCAGCGCCGCCAACTCCTGCTTGACCTGGTCGGCGGTCGAGCCGGCCGACAGCAGGCCCTCGCTGATGCCGCCTGCCTTGAGCGCCGTCTTGGCAGCCAGTGCCGACGCCGCCTCCACGGTCATGCCGCGGGCGACCGCCGCGGCGTAGGCGCCCTTCCAGATCATCCCGGTCGGACCCATGGTCAGCACCGTCGCGGGGATCGATTCGACGATGGTCGACATGTAGGCGCGCGGATCGGTCCAGGCGTCGCCCATCGTGTCGGTCTTGTCGTCGTACCAGTTCTTCTTGCGCGCCGCCTGCGTTGCCGCCGACAGCTGGCCCTCGTCTTCCTTGATGTTGGCGGCGACCAGCTCGGGCGTCGGCTTGCCGGTCAGCCACTCGTCGATCTTGCGCGTGCCGGCGGTGACGTACTCGCCGCCCGGCACGATGTTGATCAGCGAATCGATCGACGTGGCGATGCCCTGCCAGCCGATGTCGAGGAGGTTGCCGACGTCGCTCAGGATGCCCGGCTGGTTGGCGTCGAACTTCTTCTTCCAGCGCTCGTACTGGCGGGCCGGCATGACAGTGACCGGCGGCAGCCCCTGCGCAGCGCGGGAGGCGTTGAGCTGCGCGTAGGGGTCGGCGACCGCCGCGTTGGGGCCGACGACGGGCGCCGCCCCAGGCGCTGCCACCGGGTCGACCATGGGTGCCTGCTGGAAAGAGGCGACCGGGTCGAACTCGGGAATTCCGGGTAGTGGCGGCGCGTTGGTCGGCGCCAGCTTGGTGTTCTGGTTGACCACGATGCGGGTGATGCCGCCGCTGCCCTTGGTGACAGCGCCTGTCGTGCCGTAGTCGACGCCGGGATCGCCGACCGTGCCGGCGTACTCGAAGTGCATCGGGTCCTTGCGGCCCTTGAAGTCGCCGCCCCACACCAGGCCGTGCTTGGCGGCCAGCTCGCGGATGTTGGCGGGCAGGTTGGTCTTGCCGCCGCCGAGCGGGTTGTCGGCCGCGTTGATGTCGATGGCCGTGCCGAACGCATGCTGCGACAGCTTCTTGGAGCCGCGGATCGGCCGGTAGTTGTAGCCGCCTGACGACTTGACGTTGTAGCCCTGCGCGGCGAGGTCCTTGATCAGGCCATCAAATGCTGCAGCGGCCGGCTTGTAGACCTCCCAGCGCTGGCCTTTGACCGGCTCGATGACGGTGAGGTTGTCCTTCTTCCACTGCGCGGTCGAGGAATTGCCGAGCCGCGCGGCGTTGCCCCAGTTGGGGGTCAGCCGGCCGTCGCTGGTGCGCGCCTGCTTACCGGCCGGCTTGCCGCCGCCGCCGCTGTCGTAGAACTCGTGGCTGCCGATCTTGGTGGTCTTCTTGAGGCCGCCAGCCCAGCCGGGACGAATGCTGTCGGCGTGGTAGTGATCGGCGCCGCCGGTGATGTCGGGCAGCGCGCCGGTCATGACGCCGTCGACGATCTGCTCGGCCTCGGCACGGATCCGCGGATCGCGCTGCGCCGCCTTGGCGCCGGAGCCGGGGTGTTCATAGCCTGTGAATTGCTTGGGCTGCTTGACCACGGCGTCGGGGTCGAGGCCGCGCCGCTCGGCGCGGTTCTTGATGACGCCGGCGACCGCCTGCATGCCCTTGGCGCCCTCGCCGGCGGCTTCGGCGATGACCGTGTCGACGACGGCCGAACGGGCAGCCGGCGGCTGCGCCGGCTTGGCGGCCACGGCCGCAGCCGCCGGCGCAGGTCTGCGCTCCGCTCCGGGCAGAGGATCGAATGTAAAGCCCGTGCCGACGATCCGTTCCATGCTACTGGGAGACCCCCGGCTGCGCCGCCGTGACCGCCAGCCTGACGTCCTGCGGCCACGCCTCCGGCGGGATGCCGGCGGCGATCAGCGCCTGACCGATCTGCTGGCCGTTGCCGCCCTGCTTGATCATCTGCGATGCCTGCATCAGGTACTGCTGCTGCTGGCCGGGATCGACCTGGCTGTTGCCGGCTGCCGGCGTCGCGGCCGCTGCGGGATCGGCGGGCGCGTTCGAACCCATCATCGGCCCGCTCGGCGCGACAGCGGCAGGCGCCGCCTCGCCGGGCAGCATGTCGCCTTCAGCGGCATAGTTGTCGTTGTCCACCGGCGCTGAAATGCCGAGCTGCTCGTCGGCGGGCGCTGCGTCGACCGCCGCGTCGGTGGTCGGCGTTTGCGCCGCCGGCTCGACGATCTCGCCGGTCGACGGATCGACGGCGACGCTCGGCCCGGTGGACGCCGGCTGGCCACGCCCGGCGAAGCGCTCGTCGACGGTCTGCTTGGCCAATGCCTCCTTCTCGTCGGCGCTCATCTCGGAGATATCAGGGTCGGTGAGCGCGCTGTCCTCGATGCGCTTGCGCTCCTCCTGGATGGCGTTCTGGTACTGTGCGTCGGTGAGCGCCCCGGTGCCGGTGCCGAGCTTCTTGTCGAGCTGCTTCTTGCGGCCGTAGGTGTCGACCTCGCGATCGGCCTTGGCCTGCTCGGCCTCCTGCTGGATCTGGTACTCGAAGGCCTGCCGCGGGTTGATGGTCGAGGCGAAGAACTTGGGCAGGTCGGCGGTGGCGACGTTGCGCGTCACCTCCTTGCCGTCGGGCGTGGTGTAGCCGAGGCGATATCCTGTCACCGCGCCGGCCGCCTCGTCGTAGTATTCGGCGATGCTCATCTTGCCGTCGGGGCCGTAGCCGGAGGTGTTGGCGGCCTTCTGCATGTCCTTGAGCGCACCCTCGACGTCGCCCGCGTGGAACTTGCCAAGGCCGCTGGTGAACAGCTTGGCGGCCTTCTTGGTGCTCGACGCCTCGGCCCAGTCGGTCCACGCCTGCGCCTTGTCGGGGTCGCCGGCCTCGAGGTACTTGTTGGCGATCTGCGGCACCAGCTCGTTGGTGTAGCGCGCCATGAAGTCGCCCGGCTCGGCCTTGCCGGCGGCGACGTCGGCGTCGAACTGCTTCTTGCCGGCGCTGGTGATGCCCTCGACCGAGCTTTCCAGGCGCCGCTGCTTGCGGACCTCGTGCAGCTGCTGGCCGATCTGAGCGCCTTGGCTGAAGCCCTGCATGAATGATCCGAGTGCGATCCCCAGGCTCATGCCGCCATCCTCCTCTCAGTCGACTTCTTGTGCTTTTTGCCGCCCATCGATTTGTGCAGCGTGCTGACCTTGTGATCGAGATCCTGCACCGCCTTCATGGTGATGCCGATGGCGTCCTGAAGGTTGATGGTGCCGTTGTCCTTCTGTCCCGTCGCCTTGGCGTAGTGCGTCGACATGGTGCCGGTGTGGCCCTTGCCGCCGTCGCCGGCGCCGGGCTTGTAGTCGAACTTCGAGACCGGCATCTTCTTGATCGCCTTGAGGCCATCGCCCTTCTTGACCGGCTTGATGTTCTTCTTCACCGCCGGGTCCGACATGGCGACGATGCCAGCGATCGAGCCGAGGCCCGACGCCAGGTCAGCCATGCCGGCGTTCTTGGTCTGCTGTTCCTGCGCCCACCCCTGCATCTGGATGCCGTAGGTGTTGTTGAGCACGTTGGCGCGGTTGAACTGACCGGCCTGCGCGCCTGAGAAGGCCGGGTTCATATTCTGCGCCGGCATCATGGAGATCTGCTGGTTGTTGGCACCCAGCCCAACCGCCGACGAGCCGGCCGCCAGCGTCGTGCCGAGGTTGGCGCTGGAGCGGCCGAGCGCGGTGTTGCCGAGGTCGATCGCAGCACCCCGCATGGCGTCGCCACGCGCCCGCTCCTGCGCCCGCGCGCCGGTCGCAGCGCCGGCGCTGGCCAGTGCCGTGCCCAGCTCGCCGGCCCGCGCCGCATTGGTGCTGCGGCCGGAATCGGGGCGGATGCCGAGCGACGACGCCTCGCGCTGCGCCGTCTCGCGGGCCTGCGCCGATGCCGTGCTAACGCCGGCGACGGCTTCCGCCGCGCGGTCCTCCTGCTGCTGCTTGTTGCCGGCGACCTTGGCGTCGGCGAAGAACTTGTCCTCGATGGGCTTGGCCTTGTCGGTCCAGCGGGCGCGGTCCTCCGTCGCCCACTTCTGCGACTGGTCAGCGATGCCGAGCTGCTGGGTGATGACCTTGTTGGTGAGGGTGTCCAGGCCCTCCTGCCGCTTCGACGACTTGTCGAAGGCGGTCTTGGCAAACGCCAGCCATTCTTCTCCGGTCTCCGCGCCCTTGAGGGCCGCGGCGCCGATCTGCGGGTCTGGAGAGGGTGCGCTACCACCGCTCTTGTTCATGGCAGGTCTCCTGGAAACCCGGCACGTCCTGCGCTGGTGGTGGGGCCGTTATACCGCCAACGGCGGTTCCGGCAAAGGGAGCCACAGACACTCCTCGCGCAGCATGCCGTAGAGCAGCAGATCGTCGCCGCCCGGCCCGGCCCGGCGCATGATGCCTTCCAGCTTCCAGCCGCCGAACCGGCGGATGAAATGCCGCGACAAAGTGTTCTTCCTGGCGACCAGACAGGTGATGCGTGTGAAGTTGCACTGGATGAACGGGAAGGCCATGGCGCGAACGATGAAGGCCTTGGTCAGCCACCGCCGCTTGCCGTTGGAGACCACCGTAACGAGGCAGTCGTTGACGCCGAACGTGTCGAACAAAACCGCGCCGCGCAGCTCGCCGTCGACCTCCATGGCGATCGCCTTGGCGTCGTCGCGCATGCGATGGCCGTTGCCAAGCAGCGCCTCGGCCCACTTCACGATGCGCTCGTCCTGGTTGTAGACGTACTCGATCACGTATGCGGCCGGTTGAGGTTTTCGTTCGACGTGACGCGGTCGTGCAGCCGGTCGGCGACGATCTTGAGGGCGTTCATGATGGTCGTGACGTCGCGCAGCAGAGCGTTGTAGTCGGCCATGGTCGGTGCCGCGGTCAGCACCTTGGCGCGCAGGCTGGTGTCGATGTGCAGGATGCCGTTGAGGTCGCGGATGCGGACGGCGGCAGCGCTCTTGTCGCGGCGGCGGCCGCCAAACAATACTTCGAGGGCCTCGTCGTACTGCTCGCGCGGCCGCGTCGGGTTGCGGCTGCCGTAGCCGTTGTATTCGTGATCGCTGGTGTCGCCCCGGCTCACGGCTGCCTCTTGAGGTCGTCCATGGTCTTGGCCATGGTGATGCGATCGATGCGCTGGTCTGTCAACACGTCGATCTCCCAGGTCCGCGCCTTGAAGCCGGACGGCAGCCGTACCGCCTTGTTGGCGACGCCGATCGCCGCGACCAGCTTCTTGTCGGCCCACACGCCGACGGTCAGCGTTCCGCCCTCGGCCTTCGGCAGCGACGACGGCACCGCCGCGGCGGTCTGCGCGAACGCCCCGATCAGCGTCTGCGCGCCGCCGCTGCGGCGCGGCATCGGCAGCAGCTTGTCGCTGGCCAGCGGCGCCACGTTGATGAACTGCTCGGCGCGCACCTCGGCCGGCGGCGTGGTGATCGGCGCCAGGTAGCCGTAGCCGATCGGCGTCGAGGCGAGGTCGCCGTCGAGCGAGATGTACTCGCCAGACGGATACTGATCCTGGATCCAGTCGAGGTTGGTCTCCTGCCGCTCCTCCTCTTCCGCGTCCTCCGCCTCCTGGTCGAGCGGCAGGAAGTCGTCGAGCGTGTCGATGACGATGGCGCCATAGTTCTCGGAGTACGGCAGCACGAACTCCTTCGACTTCCAGTACAGCCGCTTGCGCCGCGCGAACGGCGAATCGAAGCGCCAGATCTCGGCCACCCCGACCGGCGCGTAGTAGAGCGCGCTGTCCTCGACGCTGTAGACGGCGGCGCGCGCGAAGATGTCGCTGCGGATCAGGAAGTTGGGGTTGGCGAGGTCGAGCAGCAGGGCGCCCTTCTCCTCGACCTCGTCCTGCGGGAAGTAGTCGTAGAAGGCGACATAGCGGCCGTTGATCTGGGCGGCGATCATCTGCTGCGGCCGCAGCTCGAGCCAGCCGTCGCGGTTGAAGATGGCATTGCTGGCGATGTTGATGGCGCCGGTGGCGGTGGCCATGACGATGCCTTCGTTCGACCCCCACGCGACGGCGTAGCCGAGGTCGACGACCGAGCGCTTGTTGATGCACGGCAGCAGCTGCTCGATCTTCTGGCTGGTCATGTTCTCGGGCAGCGTGCCCGACACCATGTACGGATGCGCGTCGGTGGCCACGATGATGGCCATCGCCATGGCGCCGAGGCCCATCACCTCGTGCTCGAAAGTCAGCGAGTACTTCTCGGGCCAGGCGTGCGGCCGGTACGGCTCGCAGAAGTACAGCTTCTTCTTCTTGCCGCCGATCGGCACGGCGCCGCCGAACGCCGCCATCATGCCGTTGGGCAGGACGATCAGGCCCTCAAGGTCGTCCGGCGGTGCGCTCCACGTCACCGAGGGACACGGCTCGGCGATCGCGCTGACGGCGTTGTTGTCGGCGTAGTTGCCGTTCGAAGCGGTGCGCTCGGCGATCAAGTAGAGGCCGGTGCCGGATTGCCCGCTCTGCGATCGGTAGATGCGCTGCTTGTAGGGGAAGCGGACGCTGGTCGGGGCCGGGTCGGTGGGCGGCGCGGCGAAGCCGGACAGCGTCACTGTCATGCCGGGCATCCAGTTGACCGGCAGCGAGGCCGGCGCCGGCTCGCTCTCCTCGCCGAGCGCGCTGACGAAGGTGTAGGAATAGACGCGCGTGGTGACGTCGCCGGAGCCGCCCGCCGGAGAGCAAACCAGCGCGCCGGTCGGCCGCGCGATGCCGAGGTCGTAGACCTGCGCGCCGATGCGGATCTTCGGCTTGCCGTCGCCGGTGTAGTAGAGGCGGTCCTCGGCGATCGGGCCGGGCGCGGCGTGGACGACGTTGTCCCAGCCGATCCAGGCGTTGTTGTACTTGTAGATGGTCTTCCAGTTGATGCTGCCGGTGACCGCCACGTCGAGCGACGGCTGCCGCATCGGCGTCAGGCCGCCGTCGTCGAGGCGGACGTCGCGGGCGCTCTGGGCGGCGGTCTCGGGCATCAGCCGCGGCAGGATGCGCGGCTGCTCGCCGGTGAAGGCTGTCAGGATGATGGGCGGGGCTGCGGGCATCAGGCGAACTTGATGATCTTGTTGGTGATGGTGGTCGGCTGCAAATTGTTGTGCGGCTTGTCGCCGCCGATCGAATCGGTGGTCCCGGTCAGGTTGTGGATGTGGTCGCCCTGCCCGGCGGGGGTCAGCGGGTTGTCGGTGTAGAGGACGCCGCTGCCGGCCTGGAACCCGAAACCGCCAGCCGTGCTGGCGATGCGGCCGGAGATGGTGTGCTGGTGGTCGCCGCCGCCGGTGGCGGTCTTGCCGGCCGCCGACAGGGTGTGGACGTGCGCCGATATCTGCAGGTCGGTCAGCGTGTGCAGCATGTGGCCGCCGGAGGTGCCGAGCTTGGTGCCGTCCATGTCGTTGATGGTGTCGGCCGACAGCGCGATGCGGCCGGCGATGCTGCCGCCCATGTCGTCCTGGCCGGCAGTGACGCGGCCGCGTAAGTCGGGAACGCTGAAGGTGCTGCCGCTCGGCAGGCCCCATAGCGAGCCGGTGCCGCCGAGCGCCTGGAACAGCTTGTCGTAGGGCGGGGAACGCGACAACGACTGTCCGTAGCAGAGTAGCCAGCCGGCCGGCGCCGCCGGTCCGCCGTAGTCGACGATCGAGCCGATCGGCACGCCGGTGTCGGTCATGTTGAGCTGATACCAGGACTGCCAGCTGCCGTTGTCGAGGCGCCGCGCCCACGCCGCCGTCGAGTTGATCTGCCTCCACTCCTGGTACTGATAGAGCGAGTTGTAGACGTCGGCCCACAGGTAGCCGTACACGCCCGCCACCGGCGCGTTGGTGGTCGTGGTGTTGGCGAGGTAGTGGCCGGTCACGGTGACCGAGTTGGCATTGTTGCTCGGCACCGGCTCCGTCACCGAGCGCAGGCGCACCGGCAGCACGGTCTCGGAGACCAGGCCGGTGGTCAGCAGGCCGGCGTCGGCGAGCAGCGCGGCGATCGCCGCCGCCGTCAGGCGGACGTCGACACGGGCCTGGTTGGCGGTGAACGGCAGCGCCGTCGTGCCCTCCGCCCATGCGTTCGGCGCCCCACGCGGCATCTGCATGGTCAGCGTCGCGCCAGCCCGGCCGATGCACTTCATGATCTCGCGCTGGCCGGCGGCGTCGACGACGACGACAGGGAACCAGTCGTTGGACCCCGCCGCGATGACCGGGAACTTGGCTGCGTCGGCGGCCGCGACGTTGAGCGATGGGTCAGTGCTGGTGATGCTCGACGCGAGGATCGAGGTGGCGTTGTTGGTCAGCCTGACAGTGCCCATGCGATAGCCCTCAAAAAGCCAGCACGTCCTGCGCTGCCGGCAGTATTATGTCTTGCGGCTCTTCGTGTCGACGGCGGCCACCTTGTTGCCGGCTTCGAGGAACTCCAGCCAGTCGCCCTGCTGGCAGTTGTCGTCGAGCCACCAGACCTGGTCCTGGTCGTCGGTCGCCTTGATCAGCATCTCGGGCGGCGGGAAATCGTTGACGACGTACTCGGCGGAAACGAACTTCGGCATCACACCCTCGCATCGACAATGTAGGTCGCAGACATCATGGCATAGCCGGTGCCGGAGCACGTCCGCAGATCGCGCAGCGTCTGGCTGTTGACAAAGCTCAGCGTGCCGCTGGTCGGGAACAGCGTGCCCGTCCCGCCGCTCGCCGCCAAGGCCGGGGTGGTGCGCGGCGTTATCGGGATGACGTAGACAGCGAGGAAGTTGGCGCTGCTGACGCCGGCGCCGTTCCACAGCCCATAGAAGGACTGCCAGTAGCGCTGGCACTTTATCATCTCGGTGGCCACGTCAGGCGCCTCCCACTTGGGCGGCACGCCGGTGTTGTCGGGGTCGAGATAGAGGCCGACGTCCCACAGCTCGAAGGTGTTGCCGACCGTCAGCAGGCCGTTGCTCATGCCCGGCCCGCCGACGAAGTTGCCGGCCTGCCAGCCGAGCACGCCGACGAAGGTCGCCCCGGTGCAGAACGTGAAAGCGACCTGCAGGGCGTGCGTCTCGTCGCTAGGCCAGGTCCCGGTGACGTCGCCGGGAATGACGATCACCTGCTCGGTGTCGACGTTGTTGGCGATAGTGAAGGTGGCGATGAAGGACCGATTGGCGGCGCCGTTGCGGATCGCCACGGCGTAGGTCCCGGCGGGGCCTTTGATCCCGAACCGCAGGACGACCTGCTTGGCGCCCGCCGCACCCCACCCGAAACCTTCGATGTTCAGACCTTCCAGGCGTTGCATGATCAGCCAGTACTCACCGGCGGCGATCGAGGTGTCGGCGGTGGTGACCTTGAACTGCAGGCGGTCCTTCGACTTGTTCGGCGTCACCGTCTGCACGCGCTGCGCGGTCGCCGCGCCGGTGCTGATGTAGGAGTGGTTCCACTGATCGGCGGGGTAGCCGAGGCCAATCAGCGCATCGCCATACTGCTGCGAGATCTGCATGGCGCCGTTGATGAAGCGGTTGCGCGCGTCGGCAGTCTTGGTGGCGAGGCCGACCCACGGCCCCCACGTCCCGCCGAACACGCCGCGATACCACAGCCCCTTGCTGATGCTGGTGTTGAGGCTGTAGGGGATCGCCAGCTGGGTGACGTTGGCGCCGTAATTGTGCACCTCGCAGAAGTAATATTCGGAGGCCACCGGCGCGTTGGCGCAGCCGGGGCCGAGCAGCTCGGGGTGCAGGCCGGGCTTGGTGATGGTGTTCCAGTCGGTGGTGCTGCCGACGACGGTGACCTGGCCCAGCGCCTCCCACGCCGCCGATCTGCGGACGTAGGGTTTGCCGTCGTTGACGGCGTCGGTCATGAAGCCGGGCGCCGCCGAGGTCGCCAGCGCGTGCAGGCCGAGGTTGCCGCGCAGGCCGTGCTGGGCGTCGGTCAGGGTGCCGGTGATGGCGCTGAACGGATGCGTATGGGCGTCCGGCGGGAAGGTCGCCGGCTTGCCGGAGATGCTGGCCCAGTCGCTGGCGCCGGCCGGTCCGGTGTCGCCGGTGTCGCCCTTGTCGCCCTTGTCGCCCTTCGGCCCCGGCACCGTCGAATCGGCGCCGGCCGGGCCGGTCGCACCGGGCGCACCGGCGGCGCCTGTCGCGCCGGTGTTGCCGGGCAGGCCCTGCGGTCCCTGCGCTCCGGTCGGCCCCGCCGCGCCGGTGTCGCCCTTGACGCCCTGCACACCCTGCGCGCCAGCGGATCCGGTCGCGCCGGTGTCGCCCTTGACGCCCTGCGGACCTTGCGCGCCGGTGACGCCCTGCGGCCCTGCCGCGCCGGTGGTGCCGGTGTCGCCCTTCGCGCCAGCCGGCCCGACCGGGCCGTCCGGCCCGGCCGGTCCGGTCGCCCCCATCGGCCCGGTCGGCCCGGTCGGGCCGGCTGGCCCGGTTGGACCAGGCGGGCCGTTGACGGCAGCCGGTGGGACGCCCTTGACCAGCCAGCGCGGCGGCACGAAGACATAGGTCTGGCCACCACCCGGAGGGGTGAATTCCTGCCCGCTGACCGGGCTGGCCGGGAAATCGTAGCTCATGTCACCATCCCAGATCGAGGCCGACGTACTGCGTGTCTATGACGCCATTCGCAAAACCCGGCACGGTGATGGTGTCGCGGTAGATCGAATAGACGTTGACGATGGTCGGCTTGACAGTCGTGGGGCCGGGGTTCGTCCACGTCTGCCCGTCGCCATTCGTCACCTTCAGGACAATTGCATAGTAGCCATTTGCCAGCATCGTGGCGGGTGTGACACTGGCCCACGCCCAGTCGCCAAGCGCCACGCTGGACACGTCGATGTCGGCCTGCGCTATCGTTGTGTTGGAGAACCACTCATAGACGAAAACTCGACGCGGCGTGCGATTACCCCCGGAGTATTGGATGCCGATCCACGAGAACGGCACGTTGGTGGGGCCGATACCGGCTCGCCAGCCGACCTCGCCAGTGTAGTCGTTGCGGCCGCCGCCGGGGGTGAAGGCGGTGACCAGCGAGGCGGTCGGCCCGCTCGGCCCCGCGACGCCGCCACCGACCCACGCGGTGCCGTTCCAGAACTTGACCGGCTTGGCGACCCACGCCGAGCCGCTCCACACCTTGGCCGGCTTCTCGACCCATGCAGTGCCGCTCCAGACCTTGAGGCGGCCGCCGGCCGGCGGCGTGACCGCCGCCGTCTTGCGCCCGAGGAAGATCTGGAACGACCGCATCGCGTCACGTCGTCACGATGCAGAACGCCCAGTCCGCCCATTCCTTGACGGTCGTCTGGTCGATCGCCTGGATGGCGACGTTGTCGGCGGTCATCTCGGCGGCCGACAGCGCGATCGTCACCCACATCGAGCCAGCCGGCGCCACCACCGGCAACGTCGCCAAATCGGCCAGCGCGCCACCGTCCTTCGAGATCTTGAAGTCGCCGGCGGCGATGGTCGGGTTGAGGCGCAGCGCGCCGCTCAGCGCGGCGTCGACCAGCGCGATGCGGACCATGAAGTCCTCGCCCTTGGTCGGCGGGTTGTAGGGTGCAGCCATGTCAGATCCCCATTGCGAAGTTGGCGCGGCTGGTCTGCGGGAAGCCGGTGACCATCAGCGACAAGTTCGGGAAGAAGTCGGTGCGCAAGGTCCAGACGCCACCGATATCCCATACGCCGGGGCAGGTGACGAAATCGTCGCGCATGTTGTCGAAGACGGAGGCGAAGCTGGTGAAATCCTCGATTTGCGCACCGCTCATGGCGGCGGCGGTGCCGTAGGAAATGACGCAGTTGTAGGCCCGACCGGCGGCCAGCACGATCGGTGCCCAGCACTTCGCGCCGATCAGTTCGTCGCGGCTCTGGTTGGCATCAGTGCCGAGCGCGTAGCTGTACAGCGGCGTGCCGCCCGGAGGCGTCGCGGCGTCGTAGATCCTGAAACTGGCATATTGCGACGCGCCGCCGCCCGTGACCATGAAGCCGGACACCTCGATGTCGGTCGGCGGACGGATCTGGAACCCCTTCATCTGGGTGTTGGAGATGAAGATCGTGTTGACGTTGGCGGTGAACGGCTGGCCGTAGGTGACACCGCCCTGCACGATGGCGTGCGGCAGGCGCGTCAGGTTGCTGCCGTTGACGGTGTAACCGACAAGGCTGCTGACGCCGTAGTGCTGCTGAGACAGCGAGCCATTGAACGCCGGAGCGAAAGCGGTGGTCGTCAGGATCGACGGATAATCGACAGTCGGCGCCGGGCTGGTGTTCGACAGCACGAACCACAGGGTCTCACCGATCGCCGCAGGCGAATAGGGCGTCGGGAAATCGACCTCGATCCACTTCAGCGCCGCGTTCGGCTTGGTGACGACGCCGGTGGCGCGCAGTGTCGCACCGGGTGCCGCCACCAGCGAGCCTTCGGCGTATAGCTTGCAGTCCATCGTGATGTTGGCGAGCGTGCCTGTGATGGCCTCCAAGAAGAAGTAGATCTTGGTGATCGGCGCAGTGGTCCTCGCCTGATAGCGCATGGCGAGGCCCGTGCCGGACGCGAGATGCGAATAGGCCGCGTTGAGCGGCAGATTGCCGCGCGAGCCGGACGACTGGTGCGACCCTGTCGGGATGCGCAAGCCCGACCAGTAGTTGTTGCCGCTGACGCCCATCAGGTTGTGTCGATCCAGACGTCGCCGGTCGCCGGCGAGGACGGCGCTGTCGAGGCGACGGTGAACTTCTTGCCGCCGACCAGCTCGGCATCGAGACCGCTGCCAGCGCCGTCGACCGTCTTGATCTTGGTCAGCACGTCGGCCGCCGTGTAGGCGCTGGCGTCGAGCTTGGCGGCGAGAGCCGCGACCAGGCCGGTGACATCCGACTGCGCATGGGTGTGCACCGTCGGTGCCTTGCCGGCGAGGTCGGTGACCAGGTTGGTAACGTCGGCCTGCGCGTGCGTGTGCACGGTCGCCGCCTTGGTGGCCAGCCCGGCGTCGGCATACTGCTTGGTAACGATGCCGAGCAGCGCAGTCGGGTCGCCCTTGACGATCGCCAGCCCGGTGGCGCGGTTGATCTGGAAGGGCACGCCGAGCGAGCCGCCACTGTCGTTGTAGTGGCGGACGGTGAAGTCGGAGCCGGCGTCGGATCCGGCCTCGGCGGTGCCGTCGCCCAGCTCAAGGCGCCAGCGCTGCGAGAACGCCTTGCGGCCGACGATGGCGTTGGTGGCACCGGAGATGCCCTTGTCGAGGTAATGGAAGGCGTTGCTGTTGGCCGACGTCACGGTGACCGACGCCGGCCCGGCCGTCGGAGACACGCCCAAGTTGCCAGTCATGGTGTCGCCGGTCTTGGCGACGAAGGCGCCGAGCAGCGTGTCGATCGCCGCCTTGGTGTAGCCGACCACCCAGGCTAGGCCGCTCCTGACATAGGCGTTGGCGTCGTTGGGCGCGTCGGCGATGCCGCCACCGCCACCGCCGCTGCTGCTGAGTTCGTCCTGTGTCACCAGATCGACGGCGACAGGCCAGCCTTCTTCCGGGACTGGCGTCAGCGAGAAGATCGGCTCGATGTAGTAGCCGTTGGACGTGCCGGTGCCGGGGTAGGCCAGCGGCGTCGGCGAGTAGCAACCGGCATTGGGTGGGAAGTTGAACGCCGGGGTCGACATCAGCGCCGTGTGGAAATTGAGCGAGTGGGCGACGCCTTCGCCGACGCAGTCGTAAGAGACGGCGTAAGACGCGCCAGCCGTCACCGGCTGCGGCGTGGCGAACGTCTTGACGACCCACTGGTTGGCGTCGGTCGGCTCGCCGCCGATCAGTTCCCGGTGGAGGTTGGCCCCGGCACCGCTCCACAGCGTGATGTTGCGGCTGGTGCGGGTGTTTTCCGAAAGCTGGCGATACCAGCGGACGCCGATGATGTAGCCGGTCTTGACGGCAGTGAAGAGCGTGCCGACCTCGTAGTTCTGGCCAAGGCCGGTGAAGGTGTTGGGCAACGATGCCCCGAACACGCTGGCAGTGCTGACGCCAGCGCGCGGGCCGTAGAAGATGCCCGTCTCGGTGTCGAGGTAGACATCGCCTAGCTCGCCGATGTCGGTGCCCGGTGGGCCGCCACCCAGCAAGATGCCATCGCTGAACAGGATGCCGCTGCCGCCGCTCCCACCGGAGCCGCCTTCCGGCAACGCGCCGACATTGGTCGGCACCCACTGCACCGAGTTGCCGTCGTCGTACCAGATGAACAAATTGCCGGTGTCGCTCTCCCACCACAGCTGGCCGATCGCCGGCGAGGCTGGCGGGTTGTCGCCGATCGCCACCACCAGCACGGCGTCCCAGGCGCCGTTCTTGCGGGCATACTGCTTGCCGTCGGCTGGCGGGTCCTGCAGCAGCACGGAGATGGCGTTGGACGTCAGGCGGTGCGACACCCGCGCGCCGATCGGGAAGGCCCGCGCCGCGGTGCCCTCCTGGCCGCGCGCCACGGTCAGGACGGCGCCGGCGCGCGCCGTGCAGCGCACGATCTCCAGGTTGACGCCGTCGACCAGCGTCACCGGGAACCAGTCGCCAGCCGCCGGCGTCGGGAACTTGGCGGCATCGGCGGCCTGCACCGTCAACGTCGTGGTGCCGACGCTGATCGCGGCAGCCAGCGTCGACAGCGCGTTGTTGGTGGTGATCAGGCCCATCAGCAGTCCCGCACGCGCATCTCGAAGCGGGCCTCCTTGGTCCGCCCCGACAGCGTCGTGGCGTAGACGCGGATCTCGGATTCCTCGCCGTCGACGCCGCCCGACACCCAGACGCGGACGACCTGGTCGGTCCACTCGACCTGGTCGACGACGAAGCCGACGGTGGCGTCGACGACCGTCGCGCTTGCCGATCCGATGGTGTCGCTGTCGGTCAGCCAACGGCCGTAGTCGACGTCATAGTCGAGCCGGTCGACCGGGGCCTTCTCCATGGCTGCGAGGCAACTCATGCGATCACCTTGTGCTTTTGCCGAACGAGCACGACAGGCTCGCGCGGGATGACTATGCGGCGGTGCTGCACCTTGACGGCGAACAGCCTGCTCTCGCGCGGCAGCACCATGAGCGGCGTCTCGCGGACCGGCTCCTCGGCGACCTGCATAGCACGGTCTTCGAGCGGCACGACGACGCGGCGAACCCACTCCCAGCGGCCGATGAACTCGCTGTCGAGCTGGCCGTCGAGCTGCAGCGCGAAGGCCATGTGGCTGTCGACGCCAAAGGCGCCGCTGATCGATTCGACAGCCTGCTCGAAAGCAAAGTCGTGCCCGGCTTCGAGGCCGATCGCCCGGCCCAGCCCTGTCGTCTGGCTGAAGGCCAGGCTGTGGTCGGCAGCCATGGCGCGCATGCGGCCGAGCACCAGCGCCTGGTTGACAGTGAAGGTATGGCTCGCCGCCATGTCCTTGACGCGGATAGTGCTTGCCTGCTGGTCGAAGCGGAACGAGTGGCTGGCCGCGATGCTCTTGACGCGGCCGCTGTCGATGAGCTGCGTGAGGCGGAACGAGTGATCGGCGGCGAGGCCCTTGATGCCGCCGGTGTTGAGCAGCTGGGCGAAGGCGAACGCATGGCTGGCCTCGACGTCGAGGACAAAGGCGCTGCCATCGATCTCGTGGACATCGATGTCGTTGCCGTTGATTGCGCCATGGTCGTCGATGTCCATGTCATATGACCGACTCGATCAGCTTGCCGATCCTGATCGCTGCCTCGTCGGTCGGCGAGAAAGTGCGCGGCGTGGTCAGCGGGCCGTAGATCAGCATGTTGCCGGCGACCTGCGCGTCCCACACCGCGGCGTGGGAGATGGTGATGTCGCCCGGCCCGTCCATCGGGCCGTAATTCATCTGCTTGAGGTTGTTCGTGGTCTTGGCGGCAGCCGCGCCAAAGCCGGTGTCGACCGCACCGCCGACGGCGGGGTCCTGCCGCAGGTAGGACGGCCATGCGGCGAGCGAGATCTCGTTGGCGCCGCCGACGCCGGGGTCGGCGATGTGCAGCGAGACGAAGACGCGGGCGGGTGCCGCGAAGGCGACGCCGCGCAGCAAAAGGTCGAGCATCTTGTTACCGGCATAGGTCGAAGCTGGCATCAGAAGTAATCTCCCTTCGTGCGCAGCCGCGCGCCTTGCTGGCCCTTGACGGACTGGGTCTTGGCCGAGGCGACCTTGGATTCGAAGATCGACTGCAGCCCGGCACCGAGCGTCGGGTTGGAATTCTCGCCCGGCAGCAGCAGCGCGCGTGCCGCGGCACCTTGGCCGATCAGGCCGCGATGCAGGTCGAGCAGCCAGTCCGGCATGGTGGTGGCGGTCAGCGAAGGCTGCAGGATCAGCCCCAGCTCCAGCGTTCCCTCGGCGAACGGATAGACGGTGACGGTGTTCGGGTTGAGCTGGGTGACGTACTGGGCGGCACCGCTGCTGACTTCGCTGTTCTGCCAGTCGCAATTGAAGCCGTCGAGCCAGCGCTTGGTGACCGGCGTCAGGTTGACGCCGTTGAACTTGGCCTGTTCGATCTCGACGATGTCGGCGTCCTGGATGGTGCAGATGCCCTCGTAGGTCGGGTCGTCGATCTGGATGCTGTCGCGCTCGCGCCACAGCCGGGCCTTGAAGCACAGGTCGCGCGCCGCGTCGCGGATGACGCGGTGCGCCAGCGGCTCGTTGAGATTGGGTGCGTAGACCAGCACCTCGGTGAGGAAGTCGTCGATGTCGCGCATCACGTCGAGGCCCTCGCATTCGGGCTGTGCGCCTTCTCGACCTGGATCTTGAGGCCGATCGCGGTGGCGAACTGCTGGTAGTGGACGGCCGAGCGTCCGGCGGCACCGTCGGTGTCGTCCTTCATCTGGCAGCGATACAGCACGTAGTCGAGCAGCGGCACCGAGTATGGCTCCGGCAGCCCGACGTCGACGGCGTAGGAGGCGAGGTCGGCGGGGTCGGCGTCGACGGCAATGGCGACCGGCGGCGGCAGGTGGCCGATCTCGGCCTCGACCATGCCGGTGCCGTCGTTGCCGGGGTAGACATAGTACTCCAGGGGAACCATGTCGTTGTAGCAGTAGTTGCGCACCTCCTTGCGGAACTGCACGCGGCTGCGGTCGTGCCAGTCGGGGTCGGTGACGTCGAGCTGGCCGCGCGCGGTGTGCTTGACCATGCGGCCAGCCTTGCGCGGCTCGTTGGCGTCGAGGATGTTGCGGTTGACCGACAGCAGGCTGAGCGGCTTTACCGGGCTGTCGAGGATGGCGTCGGGCAGCTTCTGCAGCGTCCCGACCTGCAGCTTGAGGACGATCGTCATCGAGGCAGCCGACGGCTTGGCCAGGCAGATGGCGCGGACGCCCTCGTTAAGCCAGTCGCACTTCTCCGGTAGCGGCCAACGGACGTGATCCACGTCGTTGAGCAGAACCGCCGCGCGCGAGAGTATTTCCTGGCCTGTCGGCATCCATCATCCCGCCAAGGCTTTCGCCTGCCCGACCCAGTTGTCACGCTCGACGCGGCCGTTGAGACCCAGCTCGTCGTCGATGGCCTTGGCCTTCTTGGCCGACCACTTGGCGATCTGGCGGGCGTCGTCGATGCCCATGGCTTCGAGCTTGGCAGCGGTGCCCTTGCCGATGCCGTTGATCTCGGTCAGCGGGATCTTGCCAACGTCTTCGCCGTCGTCGCCGGCGTCATAGCCCTCCGTCTCGTCAGGATCCTCGTCGGGCAGGTCTTCCTCGACCACCACCGGCTCGGTGAAGGTGAAGTCGAGCGGGTCGGTCACCGCCAGGTCGTAGCGGCGCACGTAGACCGGCAGCGTGACGGCGCCCCATCCGAGCGACGGCTTGACGATGGTGGTGATCTCCTCGGTCGACACGAAGACGATCGGCTCGGGCTGGCCGGCGAAGAAGATCACCGAATCCGGGCCGAACCCGGCGCCGAGGCAGCGCAGCACGAAATCCTCGCCGCCCAGCTCGGCGGTCGCCGGGTCGAGCGACGTCAGCGTCAGCTCGTCGGGGTCCTTCAGCACGACGCGGTAGTGGACGACCGACGTCAGCAGCTGGACGTGGCGCTCGTCGTGCACCGTCGCGACGGCGCGTCCGAACTCGTCGGGGATGAAACTGTAGGTCGTGCCACCGACCTCGGTGACAGTAGGCCCGTAGGTGCATTGAACCAGCATGTCAGCTCTTCCTCTTCCCCTTGCGCGCGACGCCCTTTGGCGCGGCCGGCAGCGCAGCCGTCTTGCCGAACTTCATAGTCCCGCCGGTGTCCGAGCGGAAGGTCTTGCCCTTGGGCGGGAACGCCGCTGGTTTCTTGGCCATCTAACGTCTCACTCCAACGAATTTCTTGACCACCGCCTTGGCGCTGGTCGGGCGGGCGCGGCTGGGCAGCGGCGTGCTGGTGCCTGGGCGCACGATGCCGGCGACACCCGCCGGCGGCGCTGCCGAGCGGCGGTCGGCGGCAGCCGACGCGACCTTGGCCTTGCTCATCGCACCGGCGATCCGATCCTTGGCGCTGAAGGTGTTGGGTGCCGCGGCAGTGGCGCCACCGGCCTTGACCACCGTGCTCGGCAATGGCTTCAGCGGCGCGTTCGGTATAGGTTTCATCAGCGACGGCTGCCGAGTGGCTGGCGCCGGCCGCGGCACGTTGCCGAACACCTTGGTCTTGGGCAGCGTGTAGCGGCCGCCGACCGGCGGCTTCACGGCGGCGACGGCGACACCGCCGCGCTCGCCGGCCTTGTCGGCCTTCGCCGAGCTGGTCCTGGCCTGCGCCATGCGCTTGTCGAGTTTCTGCTTGGCCGTGGCCGGCGCTCCCGCCGTGACGACGGCCGGGCGCGGCTTGAAGCTGGAGCGCGTCTCGGACCCGGCAGCCAGCTTGTCCTGGCCGGACCGCATCGTCTTGAACTGGCCGCTGGGCGGGTTCGCCTTGGCGGCCTCGGCGGCGCGATTGTCGCGGCGTGGCGACGGCGTTGGCTTCGGTGCGGTCTTGGGCAGTGCGCTGACGCTGGCCTTGCCGGGCGTCGGGCGCTTGGCCGGGGTGGCCGTGGTTTTGTTAGGTAGCGCGGATGCGCTGGCCTTGCCGACTGGCCGCTTGCCCGGCGTCGCCTTGGTCTTGTCAGGCAGCGCCGATGCAGCGGCGCGCGCCTGCAGCGTCGGGGCGCGCGACGGCGCGTTCGGCTCCGGGCGCTTGCCGACGGCGGCGACGGCCTTCTTGCCGCCCTTCGACTTCGACGCGCCGGCCATTTTGGTGCTGTAGCTCTTGCCGCCGAACGAGAAGGTCTTGGTCTTGGGGTTCTTGGACGCGACAGCGAACGCCTTGTCGAACGCCTTGCCGCCCTTCGAGCGGCCTTTCGGCTTCTTCGAGGCAGCTAGCTGTGCCTTGGTTCCCACGAACAGACCCACGCGCCTGGCCCCCTACTTGAAGAAGCCCTTGAGGCCGCTGAAATCATGGCGGGCGCCGGCGGCGGCCCGCTGCTTCTTGCTCGGGTTCGGCTTGGTGCCGGGGTCGTAGCGGACCTGCTGCGGCACGTCGCCGCCGCGCCAGCTCTGGACGCCGCGGACGGCTGCCTGCGGCTTGACGGTGGCCTGCGGCCGCGGCGTCGGCGTGACGGTCGTGGTCTGGCGCTTGGTGACCTTCTTGCCGCCGCCGCCGGCTGGCGGAGCGACAGTCGCTGGCGACTTGATGCGGGCGTCGCGCTCGCGGATGGTCTTGACCCACGGCAGGTTCGGGTTGACGCCGCTCTCCTCGCTGCGCTTGAACTTGCCGCCGGTCGCCTTGACCGCAGCCTCTTCCTGCCCACGCGCCGACTTGACCCATGGGTTATTGGCGTCGATCTCGGACCTGTGCACCTGCTTCGGGACCGGGGTGGACTTCACCTTTGGCGGTGGCGGCGGCGCAGGCGCGTCCGGGTCGGTGCGGCCAAGGCCCGTGCCGAGAAAGCCACCACCACCGAAAAAGCCTGGGTCTTCCTTGTTCTTGGCCATGCCCGTTCTCCTCTTCAGACTTTACCGGCGGACCGTCGGCCTGGAGAGGAGATCAGGCCTACGGGCCGCCGGACGATACTTGAACCCCTTGCCCGGATTTGCGCAGGCTCAAGTAGTTGCGACCATCAGCGTCAGCGCGATCGACGCCGAAACGGCGACAGTGCGAGCCGTGAAGATCAAGCCGATGCCGCGCTCCTTGCTGTCCGGCGCCAGGCGGAATGCGCTGAGCTGGGTGGCTGCGAGGCGGGTGATCGCGCCGGGAGCGGCGGTAGCACCGGCCACGGCGACGAACAACTCCTGGTTGGTGATGACGCGCGACCCATCGGCGGTGTCGCCGGCATTGCCGGTCAGCACGCCGATGTTGAACGTGGCAGTGGCGCCGAGCGGGCCGGGCACGTCGAGGTAGCCGTCGACGATGCGGCAGTAGGGCGGCAGCGACGCGAACTCGAAGATGTCGGCGAGCACGATCGGGTTCGACGCCGGGATGGAGAACTCGAAACGGTTGACGACGACATCGCCGGCGCTGCCGGGATAGGCGACGGGGGTGTTCTTGAAGGCCCCGCCCAGAATGGTGGTCATGAAGATCTCTCCTTACGGGTTCGGGTCCTTGGCCGCGGTGTCGATCGACAGGACGCCAAAGTCCTTGCCGTTGAACCGGGATTTCTTGATGCCCATGATGACGCCGGCCGCGACCTTCGGCTCGTTGCCGTGATCCGACATCTCCTCGGTCCAGGTGAACCGCAGCCCGCCTGTCGAGCCATAGGCGACGACACCCGCCTGCCGGCCCATGAACAGGGCACGCGCCGCGAGGATGTTGTTGCCGGAACCGTAGTCGCTGAAGCGGATGACGTTCTCGTGGCTGTGCAGGACGACGTTGTCGATCATGCCCAACCCGCCCTTGAAGATCGGGTTGTTGCGGCCTTCGGCCTGCGCCGCGGCCTTCTGGATGTCGAGCCAGCCGCCGGTGTCGGAGACGCGAAGGTCGTACTCCTGGAACGGCGACATCAAGAGCACGTAATGCTGCTCGCCATCGATGTTGATGGCGATCATGTTGGCGGTCGTCGGGTCCGACGCCCGCATCATCGTCGCCTTGACGGCGGCGCGCTCGATGACGACGCGGGTCATCACGTCGCCGACCACCAGGCCGGCCTTGCCGCCGGTGCCGGGATAGATGATGTGGCCGGTGTCCGGCGCGAGGATGGCGTTGTTGGCGAAGCCCGCCCAGGTGACGTCTTCGATGTAGTCCTGGTTGACGCCGCGCGAACCGGACAAATAGATGAAATTGATCTGGTCGATGTACTGCGACCAGTAATCCGACAGGCGGTCGCGGGCGATCGAGCGGATGTTGTGCAGCGTGCGCTTGCGGCTCATCTTACCGCCTGCAGAGACGCCGTGCCGCATCTGGTCGATGTAGACGGTGTCGGTGAAGAACCGCAGGTTCTCTTCCTTGCCCTCGAGCCGGTTGTCGCCGACGGTGGGCTTGTTGCGCAGCTGCACCGAGAGGTCGAAGCTGATCTGGTCACCAGCATCCGATTCGAGATCGGTGAGGCGCTGGATGACGCTGTTGTCGCTCTCCGACACGAACTTCCTGTCGAAGTAGCCCTTCGTCAGGATGTCGAGGAATAGCTGACCAGACCAGCGCTTGACGGCCTTGGGATCGCCGAGAGGGATATTGGTGGGACCAGCCATGACGTGCAACCTCCAGGGGGGTCAGCACGTCCTGCGCTTTTGCGAAGAAATACTTCGAAACGGTGGATTGAGCAAGCTGGTGCAGCCAGACCGCGGAAATTCGCCAAAAATGCGAATTTCAGCCGACGCGCTGCACCATTTCGAGAACGCGGCGCGGCGGCCCGACGACGCCGTAGACATAGCGCGGCGGCACCAGGCCGTCGACGAGGCAGCGGATCGGCAGCTGGCTGAAGAACGACAGCTTGGTCGCCGAGCCGCTCTTGTACTCGACGCGCACCACCGCGACGTCGCCGATCTCGACGGCCTCGCCGGGCCGCATGGTTTTTGAAAACATCTACGCCCCCTGCAGATAGGCTTCACGGTCGGTCGGCGACAACCGCGCCAGCGCCCGCTCATAGTCGACGCCTTTCAATTTCTCCAGGCGCGCGAACTTGTTGACCGCGGTGACCGGCGTCTGGTCGGAGGCCGGCAGATTGTTGAGCGACGGTGGCATCTTGCGTCCGTTCCCGTTGAGCTTCTTCTTGGCCTTGGCCTTCGGCTTGGCGCCCTCGGCGGCGGGCGGCTCGCCCAGCTCGGCGACGATCAGCCTGTGCGCCTCGACCAGGATCTTCGGGTCGGTCGGGTTGGTGCTGGCCGCCTGCAGCTTCTTGACGGTGGTGTCGAGCAGCGTGTGGCGCATCGAGCCTTCGACGTACTCGGTGTGACTGGCCAAAAACAGCGGGATGGTCGAGCCGTACCAGGTGTCGGCGACCAGCTTGCCCGACATCTTGGCCTGCGTGCGCTTGTCCTTCAGCTCGTCCAGCTCGGCAACCAGTGCCTTCGATTGGTCGCGCATCTCCTTGGCGGTGATCTCGCCGTCGTCGAACTTGACGGCGATCTCGTCGAGCGCGGTGTCGATGGCCGTGAAGCGCGCCTCCTCGGCGGCGGTCAGGCGGTAGGCCTGCACCGGCGCCGGGGCGGCGGCGATCGGCTCGGCCTCTTCCTCTTCCTCGGCCTCTTCCTCTTCCTCGGCCTCTTCCTCGGCTTCGGGTTCCGGCTCTTCCTCTTCCTCGGGTTCCGGCTCCGGCTCCGGCTCTTCCTCCGGCTCCGGCTCTTCCTCCGGCTCCGGCTCGTCGGCCTCGGCGACCGGCGCGTCCTCGGCATCGCCGGCCGCCGCCTTGGCGATCTCGGCGTCCTCGGCGGCCAGCTCGGCCTCAAGCTCGGCCTGGTACTCCTTCAGCCCGATGCGTTCCTCTTCGGTGAGGAGATCCAACTCCTCGTCCGTCACCTTCAATCGTGCCATGTGGTCCTCTCTACTGCTGCGGGGGCGGACCACCGGGCGGTCCGCTGATCCCCATCTGCTGCTCCGGCCCGGCCGGGGCGCCGGGTTGCGGTTCCTGTTGCGGCTGTTGCACGCCGGGCTGCTGCTGTTGCGCTGCGGCCTGCTGTTGCTGCGCGGCGGCCTGCTGCTGCTGCGCCTGCGCGGCCTGCAGCGTGGCGAGCTGCTGCGCCTTCTTGTCGGTCTCGCTGACGAAGCCGCTCTCGGCCATGATGTAGTCGGCGATCGGCGCTGCGTCGGGTGTCGCCAGCACCAGTGCCGCGGTCTCCAGCGCGGTCTGCTGCGTGGTCACGTTCAAGCCAGGTATCTCGGCGATGGTCTTGGCCGCCCCCGTCTTGGCCTGCGCGGCCTGCGCGGCGATCTTGTCGGCCTCGGCCTGCGCCTTGGCCAGCGCTGCCAGCGCCATGTCCATCTGCAGCTTTGCCTGAATGGCCTTCTGCTGCAGCATCTGCTGCTCTTCCGGCGACGGCGTCTCGGAGTTGGGGTCGAGCTGGCCGGTGACCTGGCGGATGCGCTTGACGATCTCTTCGCGGTTCGGCAGGTCCATGTTCTCGACCGCGAGGTCGAGCAGGATCATCGCCACCTCTGGCGGCAGCTTGTTCATCGCCTCCATCAGCTCGTCGACGGCGGCTTGCCGCAGCGTCGCGTGCCACGCCGTCTCGCTGATGACGTAGTCCGCCTTGCAGCGGGTGATGTCATTCTCGGGGAGGCCGTCGTTGACGGTGACGTAGTCCGATTTGCCGGACTGCGAGGTGATGCGGAACTGCTTCTCCTCGCTCATGAACTGCTCGATGTTGGAGAGCAGCTTCTCGCCGTGCACCTGGTTGGCGAACATCAAATTGTCGAAGATCTTGGCGGTGGCGAGGCTGCCCTGGTCCTGCCGGCGCTGGATCGCCACGCCCGACGTGGCGTTGGTCTTGCGGCCGAGCAGCTCGTCGGTGACGCCGCTGGCCTGCTGGATCATCGAGATGTCTCTAGACATCAGCTCGAGGTGCCACTGCGCGAGGTCGCGATCGGCGTTGAGGGTGATCAG